GTTCATTACTAATATTTGTAATTAGTTTTATCTTTAAGCCATTTTTTATAAAAATTGAATATTTAAAATCATTATAACTAATTATAACAATTTTATATTGCCGTCTCTTTTCAGAATCATGTCTCTATTACCAATAAATGAATCTGTCAAAAAAGGCATATTCAACATGTAATTCCCATATTCTCTCTTGATATTCTCATCACTAAAATCAATCTCTTCATCTTTCACTAACTTGTTCTTAAAATATCTATATACTTTCAAAATTGGAGATTCCTGATCAATATATTCTACATATCCATCTATTTTTTCATAATCATCTGACATCATATTATACAACCAAAATGCAATTGCATTGCCATTCTTAATATATTTCTTTAATCCTTTCATTTTGTCTTTATTTGATAACTTTGAATCATCATAAATATTAAATATTTGACAATATGGATTATCTAATTGTGCTCCAATATGATCATATCCAATATGTCCAGATGATTGTTGTGGATTATGGATTTGATATAATCTTGCCATTCCAAAAAATGAATAACTGTTCATCTCATTGAAACCTTGTTCAAAATATTTCTTACATTTGTCAAAATTAAATGGATGTGTTCTTCTATTCACATTCATAAACCCTAAAATATATGATGCATTATGATTTGTTTCAGCATATAATTCACACTTTTTCTGAATCACATACCAATCTGAATCTTTGAGTTTTGTCCCTTCCATAATAATAGTTGTTAGTTCATACAATGCCTTTTGTTCATTGTCATTATCACTAATAATTGATTTAAGTAGTTGGTCAATATTGCCAACTTTCAAATCCATTGAAATAACATACTTATCAAAGTCATTAATACTCTCTGAATTTGATTTGATTTCTTTAGTTTCGGTCTGATTTTGTGTTTGTGTTTGTGTTTGTGACATGTTTTATGTTTTGGTTTGTTTTAAGTTTATTATAATCGAATATCAATAGGACAATATATATCAAAATCAATTTTTTGACAAATCATAAATAAAATTAAATATTACACATCACACATAGTTTATTTATGTAGAGTTTTTCATAATTAGTCTTAAGACATTCCTTACATATTGGATGATCACATTTCTTATATTTTAGTTTTGTTTCACTCATGCATAATTGACATGTCAAATTTTCATTCTCATTATGTTTATCATTATGATTCTCATTATATGTAATCATATCAATTATATTAGATGCAATATCATTTTGTCCAAAGGCCCAATTGAATAATGATCGTTGAATTGTATTTTTAATGTCATCACCATCATCATCATCATCATCATCATCATCATCATCAGACTTATCGAACTTGAACTTTCCATATATATATCCAATATCAATATTATCAATAACAGATAGTCTAAATGATGTAACAATATATTCGACAATAATTTTTGACACCAAAGATTTATAATGTTCAATATTGTAAATATATTTAATTGCTTCAAAAGAATTGGGACGAATTGATTTATAATAATTATAAATCAATCCTCTAACAAAATCAATAATGATATTACTATCAATATTATTAATTAAATCATTCTGTTTGTGATTTTTAATCTTTTTAATTAATTCAAAATTGTATTCGACAAAATTATCTATATTAGCATCATTACTATATGTTCGTGCAATACAATTATTGACATGTTTCATTAAATTATTAATCTTACTAAAAGATTTCTTTCTAATTGATTTCGAAATTACATTATCAAACATCAGAGATAAAATATCACTATTTATTCCGGATTCACAATAATATATATATTCATCAAACTTAATTTTTCTATGGAATAATCTAATCATGTCCTTAAGAACTTGAATTTTCATGTCATATGATGTTACATCTCTTGGAAGAAAGAATACATGTGAAAATATGTTGTTAATAGTTTTTCTACTAATGTTTAATTTTTTGAATCCATCTATATGAATAGATGTGATATATAATTTCGATTTATAGAGAGAATATCTCATGTATGTAATACATATTCTATTAACATAGTCATTATCTAATCCAAATAATTCAATAACCTCACCAAAAAAATTATTTTTCATCATTAAAACTAAAAATGGAATTGTCTCAATTAAATAGTCATTATTGGAACACATCCAATAATCATTAGTATTATTTTTCTTCTCTTCTTTTCGTTCAGAAATGCCATAAATGTATCGTTTAGGTAAGATATTTTTGATTTTTTCTAAAAAGGCTAAAATAAATATATTGCCATAATTTTTTAACACAAACATCAGATTATTAAACAGATTATTTTCATTAATTGATTGATCCAGTTTGTCAAGATTTTTTGTAATAGTTACTTTCTTATAGACATCTTTAAAATTAAATTCAATTGTGTCAAGATAAGACATAATGATATATTGCATTAATTTGATCTTTTTTGAATTGTGACCAATATCAGATTTGATTGCAGAACTCAAACTGACAGATTTATTATTAGATTTGATATCTAGATTGTATTTGAATATCTTGTCATAATTTTTTTGGTCATAAATGTATTTCTTAATAAGACTCTCAAATTGTGGATAACCAATATTCTCCTCATTTAGTAATAAACCAAATAATTGTTCACTATTTGGCATACTTGTCAAGAAATTTAAATATGTGGTTTCACTAAATGAAATATTATTTTGCATTTTCACACTTTGTTATTATGAAATGATCTATTTATATTCAAATATATTAAATGTAACTAAATTGATAATTTATCAATTTTTTGGAATAAAATTGATATTACATTTCATTACAATTAGACAATTTACATTAGATTAAAATAAATTGGAATATAATATGGGCATTTGTTCTTCTAATACTAAGACTAAAGATAATACTAATTGTGATATAGACATAGACATAATTAGATCACTTAAGAATATTAATAAAGAGGATGTTACAGAATATGATCTAAAAAATATTTCTGGATGGTGTAAAGTAATTGATGTGTATGATGGTGATACATTCAAAATAATAATGCCAATTGACAATATTATGAAAATAATTAATATTAGAATGTATGGTATTGACACACCTGAACTTAAATCAAAAAATGATGATGAACGTAAAATGGCATTATTAGCCAAAGATGAATTAGCCAAAATGATTAATGACAAAATATTATGGATAAATATTATGAAACATGATAAATATGGTGGACGATATGTAGGAATGATATTTGATGATAAAAATAAGGTGGATTTTGACCAATCAATTAATAAGATAATGATAACTAAAGGTCTGGCATATTTTTATGATGGCAAAACCAAAAAGAAATCATTCAAAGATTGGAATTAACAGAAATATTATTTATTGCAATCAAATTACCATGAGACTCTGCCATAATTATTACTAAAATCATCTAAATAGAAATTTTTCTTCCCAGCAGGATATTCTATTTTGAATTTATTATCATTGCCCCACAATGTATACTTATTTCCAATTACAAGACCTTTATTTATATCATTTGCTTTAAGACCATCTGCAGAGACAACACCATTGCTATCATACTGAAATATTTTTGAACCTTTTGATTCTAAATTTTCTATCTTAAAATTACCTCCATTATCCCATAAAAGATACTTACCTATTCGAATACCACCATTAACAGTGAGACCGCCATTAACAGTAACATCATCCCATAAACCAATTTTTCTAGAACCATCACCAGAATTATTCCCTACAATCATTAATGTCTTGTTAGTATCGAAATCATTTGCAATACCTGCTTCTTTAGAATCTGTCATTTGTGCTTTGTATTTATTGTAATCTGTATTCCAATTTCTCATTATTGGCAAACCATTTATATTACTATAATCTGTGGATGTAATAGTTGGTGTTGTAATAGAGTTTGTGGCATTTAATTTAGAAATTGTCATGTTATCTTTGTTATAAACACTTATTACATTCTGAATAGCTTCATTAGACATGTCAAAATGGTCAATGTCATTAATAGATAAATTGTTCAAGATGATTGTGAATACTAAAAACATTAAGAAAATCACAATTAATACTAGATAGTCGTGCATCTTATTATAATATCACTAATCAAAATAATATTTGTCTCAAATCTATTTTTCAGATCAATAAAGAATGACACTAATAAATATTGAAAAGTAATATCATTTAGAGTAATATTTAATTTATACAGGACATACTAATTATAAATGAATTCAAGATTATACTATTTAGTATTTTTATTAAATAGTATCATTATCATATTTGTAAAATCAGCTCCATCTATTTGGATGATTAGACATTGTGATAAGTTATCGGATAATGATCCATGTTGTAGTGATATTGGTTATGAACGCTCTAAAAAATGGTATTATTATTTCCAAGAACATATATCAAGAAATGACAAGATTAAAATAATGACATCTAAATATGGATCTAATAAGAAATGCATAAATGAGGAATTATTCAGAAGTGATATTGATTGTCAAAAATCTCAAAGAATGTTTTTAACATCAAAATATCTATTGGATGAATTTATAATTAATGGTCAAAACAAATATGATGATATATTAGAGATGAAATATTGTGTTGATGAAGTTAATAGATTGTACAGACATATTGACACACATATTAAGAATGGAACATCAATAAACCATATGATATTAGTATTAGAACACAATGATATAGTTGATCTAATAAATAAATTCAATCTAAATAAATCATTAACCAAATGGACAAAAAGTTATGATAATCATTATGATATTGTATTCAAAATAAACAAAAATACATTAACATATGATTGTTATGATTATCATACTAATAATACTAGTTGTCCAAATGAAATAAATAAATGGTTAATTAATTATGACCAAATATCCAATACTCATAAAACCAATAATCAAGTATCAAATGAGAGTGAGAATAATAGAAAATATATTTATATGGTTATGATCAATATATTAGTGGTTGTTGTTCCAATAATATTTACATTATTATTGGAATTATTATTCAGGAAAATGAACCATTTAAGATATGAAGAGATCGAACTTATTAATGACAATAATATTTAATATTATTTGTTTTTGTTTATTGGTTATTTATTGACATCCAAATGTAATTTATAATAATACCAAATATTAATTATGGAATCGAAAGACAATATTACTAGTATTAAACATAATGAGAATAAACAGGTCAAACCACAACAGAAAATATATTATAAACAAATCACACCAAAAATAAGAAAGAATAATTATTTAATACCAAAACAGGACAAAAAATACAATAAATCATTGGTTGTGGTTCTTGATGTGGATGAAACATTAATATATACAGAATCAAATGAGTCTGACCAAGAGATGAAAGAGACAAAAAATACATACAAATTACATATTAGACCATATTTTACATATTTAATTGAATCATTGAAGAAGATAAATTGTGAAATAATAATATGGTCAGCAGGAACATATGATTATATTGATAATATACTTGAAAAAACAAAAATTAATCGTAAATTGATTGATTATATTATTTGTCGTGATGACAGATGGTTTTCATCTTATAAAAGATACAAGGATTTATCACAATTAAATAGAGATCTAAAAAGAACGATCATGATTGAGAATGATTGTAGAAGTATTGTAGTGAATATATTCAATAGTGTAATTATTCCATCATATATTGGAAAAACAATGAGTAAATATCACCATAAACATAATATAATAATCGAGAATGATATGTCATTATTGTTAGTTGCTGATATGATACATCAAATATATATTAAATATGAGCTTTATAAGAATATTCAAGTCATGATACCATTAATTAAAGGCACACTTTTATTGTTATAATTAGTTATAACGATAAATAACTTTCAAATTTTCTTATTAATCTCATCTTTTATTACTTTTTTATATTTTCTCAAACCGTTTATTTTTGCTGTATATACATTCATTATCGATATTATATCTTTTGTTAGTTCTTCTGTTGGTGTCTCTTCCTCATTCTTGTTCATTATTATTATCTCTCCTTTTGAATACTCTTTTATTATCCATTCTATTAATTCATATCCAAATCTTGCCAATCTGTCCTTATATGCTACTATCACATGTTCTATCTCATTCTTAAATGCATGATTTATTATTCTCTTCAATCCTTCTCTATGAAAGTTTAATCCACTTCCAATATCTTGTATTATTTCATATCCTGGGTATTTTTGTTCCATTAGTTCTACTTGCCTTTTCAGATCTTCTTTCTGTTTTGCACTTGACACTCTACAATAACATATCTTTTTCCTTTTTGATTCGTCAATAACACCTTTTTGATTCAAATATTTATCAACATTATATACTTGTCTCTTTCCTATTTGTATTGCCTCGATTTCCTTTCTTTCGGCCATTGCATAAAGTGTGTGATAATGCACACCTAATTTTTCACTTGCCTCTTTTCTCGATAAATATTTACTCATTTATTTTTTCGTTATGATCTATATTGTTTTATTCTTTTAAATCATTTTATTTATTATAAATTAATTTAATTTATAACACATTATTTTAATTTATCATAATTTATAATAAAAATAACTTAAAGAAATGATGATATTTTGAAATTAAATGAATAATGGTGAGGATCCACCTCCCGATTGGTATGATGAGTTAATATCATCAAAAATACCGTTACCAAATGCTAACAGAAAATATAAATTAGACAAGAACACTTTCAATTTTGGTTCAGGTGAGCATAACGAAAAAAGATCAAAAATGTACGTTCATAATAAAAAATGTTCTGATAACTTTGTTTTTAATAATATGGACACTCTTCTAACTCTTGATAAGAAATCTATCAAAGATAAATTAATGAAATCATATTCAGAAAAAGTCAAAAAAATAAAACAGAAAGATATCAGCGATAAAAAGAAAAATACAGATCTAAAGACAGCCAAAACAAAAATAGACAAACAAATAAGAAACATAGGGAAATGTATAATTGCTAAAAGATATGTTTTAAATCCTGATGACAGACAGAAGAAATTAATAAGTAAATGGATTGATGAATGTATTAAAGTATATAATAAATGCGTCGAATTATACAATATTGACAAATCATTGTTCAGCAAATCATATATGATAATCAAAAAAGATATATTTGAAAAGATATACGGAGATAACGATAAAGATGCACCATTCGAAATGTTGACAGATGAGATAAAAACATTTGAAAATAATCTCAAATCTTGTAACACCAATTTAAGAAATGGTAATATCTATAAGTTCAAAATGAAGCCAAAAATAAGAGCAGAAAGAACATCATATAGTATGATGATTCCGAAAAAATTAGTCAAAAATAATTCATTTTATACAAGATATTTGAAAGAAATAAAGGGACTTAATATTAAAGATTTATCAATTGTTCAAAATGATTGCAGATTAATTGTTGACTTTCATAGGAATCTTTATGTATTATCAGTTCCTATTTATGTAAATCCAAAAGTAATCGAAAATAGAGAAAAAGTCGTAGCACTTGATCCGGGAGAAAAGATATTTATGTCTTATTATGGATTAAATAATTTTGGCCATTTAGGTATTAACATGAGAGATATGATATTAGAACAAGAGAAGAAGATCAAAAGATGGCAAAGAGTAATGAATAGAAAGAAAAATAGGAGGGGGAATAATATGAAAAGAGTATCAGTAAAGAGAGTTCAAAAAAATATAAATAAATGTTATAGAAGGATTAAGAATTATAGAAAAGAATTACATAATAAGACAGCATTATATCTATGTAAAAATTATGAGAGAATATTGATTCCGGAATTCAAGACACAACAAATGGT